CGCTATTGATGCTGGCGAATTGATTTTAGTTAATAATGGCGAAAGCGTGGTTATTGCAAGGGGCGTAAATTCCTTAACAACTACAACTATGACAAAAGGCCCAGTATTCAAGAAAATAAGAATAGTTGAGATTATTGATACCATAAGGGACGACATAACAACTACTATCAATAGAGATTACAGAGGTAAAGTATTGAATACTTATGCTAATAAATTATTGCTAGTTGCTGCGATAAACACTTATTTTTCAACTTTGGCTAAGGAAGATGTATTAGACATTGATTACGCTAATTTGTGTGTTATTGACTACGAAACACAAAGAAACTATTTAAGCGGTGTAGGTGTTACAGTAGAGGGCTTAACGGATGCACAGATATTAAGTTATAACACAAACGATCAAGTATTTTTAAAGAGCAACATAAAAACGGTTGATGCTATGGAGGACTTTACTTTGAACATTTCACTTTAAGGCAAATTTAAGGAGGGGTTAAAACATGGGAAAAATAAACGGTCAAAAAATAATTAGTGGTAGTAAGGCTAATATGTGGCTTAACGGTAAGCTTATGGCAGAGGTTAAGAGCGTTGAGAGCAAGGCTTCAATAAACCGAGAAACTATTCAAATGGCTGGATCATATGACGAGGATAGTAAAATCACTAGTATAGGTTGCGAGGGTTCATTCGTGGTTAACAAAGTGTATACAACCGAAAAAGATTTCGTAGAGAGTTTTCAAAAAGGTGTTGATACTAGATTTCAATTGTATGTAACTTTAAATGATCCCGATTCATTTGGTAGAGAATCAACACAACTAGATAATTGTTGGCTTAACGAGGTAACTATAGCACAGTTTGAGGTCGGCAGTATTTTACAAAGAGAATTTCCGTTTGGGCATACATTTAGTGATATTAAGTACGCTGAAAGCATAACCGCACAATAGTGATATAATGTAAATATAGTTAAATAAAGTTCATAGGGGGACTAAACAAATGGCAGTAAAAACAATTCAAGAATTAATAGATATGAAAACAGGAATAGACGATAAAAGAAATAAGACAAACACTATTACATTAAAGGGCTACGGTGATATTAAGTATAAATTAGCAACAAGAACTGAAATTATTCAAGCGCAAGGCATGGAGAGAGAAGATATTGACCCATATCTAATATTCACACATGTTATTGAACCTAACTTGAATGATAAAACATTACAAAAGGCTTATGGACTAGTAGCCTTGGAACCTTTTAAAATCGTGGACAAGCTATTTAACACAGACGAAGTCGGGAAACTAAGTCTTGCTATAATAGACAAAACCGAAAACGATATAGTTAAAACTTTAAAAAACTAATCAAGCGTGATGCAGATTTTGAATTTTTAGATTTCTTCATCATGCGTGGGCATACACAAGACGAACTATTAAAAATTATGAACGATGGATGTAGTTATGCACTTCATAGAGCAATATTTTCTAACTATGTCGATAGAGAAAATGAAAAGAATAAAAGAAGATAGGCTATAGATTAACTTCTATAGCCTTTTTTAAAAGGAGGGAAATGTATGGCTTTTAGTTTAAGTGGTATTTTAAGTTTAAATAATAGTGCATTTATTAGTGGAATGAGACAATCAGAGAGTGCAAGCGATAGATTAAGCGGTAAAGTTAGAGGAACAGGAGCAAGTATAAAAGCTATGGTTGTCGGAGCCGCTGCAATAGCTGGAATTGGACTCGGAATTAAAAGTGTTGCAACAACTTTCATAGACTTTCAAAAGGAAATTTCAAACGTTCAAGCCTTAACAGGGGAAACGTCAGCGGGTGCAATGACACAATTAACAGATAAAGCGGTAGAAATGGGGAGAATATTACCCGCAAGTGCTACAGATGCAGCAAAAGCTATGAGTAATTTGGGTAGTGCTGGATTTAGCACGGATGAAATAATGAAATCAATAGGTGGAACTTTATATCTAGCAACCGCAGCGCAAACAGATATGGCAACCGCAGCAGATATAACTAGTAGTACGTTACGAGGTTTTGGGCTTGAAGCGAGTAAAAGCGGTCATGTATCGGACGTATTAGCATTAACCGCAGCCAAAACGAACGCTAGTATATTGGACATGGGAGAATCGCTTAAATATTCCGCACCAGTTGCACATGCTTTCGGTATTAGCTTAGAGAGTGTAGCAGCAGCCAGCGGTATTATGGCAAACGCTGGAATTAAAGGAACCCAATCGGGTACAACTTTAAGAGGGGCATTTGTAAAACTTACAAAAGTAACAAAACCCGCAGCGAAAGCAATGGCAAGTATTGGTTTTAGTGCTTTTGATGCAAGCGGTAAAATGAACCCTTTATCAACTATCATAGGCGATTTAAAAACAAAGACAAAAGGCTTAACATCTGAACAAAGGAATAATAAGATCGCAACTATATTTGGTACAGAGGCATTGTCGGGAATGCTAGCACTTATTGATGCTGGACCCGAGCAATTAAATTCATTAACAAAACCTCTTGAAAAAGCAGATGGAGCAGCGAAAGCAATGGCAGAAACACAAACAAATAATCTATATGGTGCAATCGAAAGTGTATCGGGAGCCTTTGAAACAATGGAAATCGCAGTAGGACAAAAGGCAGCCCCGGCAATAACCGCATCGCTTAAAGGTTTAGCAAACGCAATGCCAGCTATTTCGGATGGGGTAATAAATGGCTTAAATGGATTTATGTTATTCGCATCAAGCGCAACGACAACATTAACACCAGCATTAACAAGTTTAAAAGATTTTATAGTTGCCGAAGTTGTACCACGTTTTCAAGGTATAGGCACGGTTATGTCGGAATTATATACTACTTATAGCCCTTTATTATCCGCAGCTTTTGATTTGCTTAAAACGTCAGCAAGTTCGGTCGTAACAGGAGGATTAGACCTTATAAAAGGTGGTTTACAATGGATAAATGACAATAGTGGGCTAGTAGCGGTAGCGTTAACTGTATTAGGTACTGCATTTGGTATATATGCAATAAGTGTTGGAGTCGCAAGTGTTAAAACCGCTTATAATAACGTAGTTACTGGTATATCTTTTGTTAAAACTATGCTTTTACTAGGCGCAACAACCCTTTTAAAGGGCGCACAAATAGCATGGGCGGTTGTTGTTGGAATAGCCACAGTTGCACAAGCAGCCTTTAATGTTGTAATGGCGGGTGGATTATTACCAGTATTAGCGGTTATAGCGGCGGTTGCGTTGTTTGCTTTAGGTATAAAACTTGCATACGACAAATGCGAAACTTTTAGGAATATAGTAAATGGTGTATGGGATGTTTTAAAAGGTTTGGGAGAAGTTATAGGTGATGTTTTAGGTGGCATAGGTAAGTTTATTGGCAAGGTAGGTAAGTTTGTAACAGGTGCCGATGATATGGCAGCCGCAAGTGGTAGAGCAAACGAAGCAGCTAGCAATTCACCGAGGGCAAGTGGCGCACGATCAGCAAACGCAAACGGAACCGCATACTTTGCTGGCGGTCAATCTTTAATTAATGAACGTGGTGGGGAAATGCAAGTTCTAAGAAATGGAACCGCAGTAATCCCAGCAGAAAAAACAGATAGATTATTAAAAGGCGATAATAGTGACGGTAACACTACACATATATGGAATATAGATGCGAGGGGCATGGATGCTGACGAATTAGTAACAAAATTAAAACTAAGATTAGCAAATATATAAGGAGGTAGGCTATGGACATATTTTTATATAACACAACCAAAAGCGAATATATTAAATTTCCGGTAATTCCAAAAGCTATTGAAGTTCAAAACCCACAAAAAATAGAAACTTTTGAAACGCTAGGAATAGGAGAATTAAAAATAATAGGGTTAAAGGGGAATAGGAAACTTTCGCTAGAGAGTTTCTTTCCTGTCAAAGATTACCCATTTTTAAAAGATAGAACTTACAAAGGTATGGAGTACGTAGATAAAATTGAGAGTTGGAGAAATTCAAAGCAACCACTTAATATTATTATTAGTGATCTAAAAATCAATTTTGCTTGTGTGATAGAAAACTTTACAAATATTATTCAAGATGGTTCGGGCGATATTTATTATAGTATGGATATTGAAGAATATAAAATACCTTTAATATTTAAAAAACCACCTATCATAATAACAACTCCGGCGATTGCTTTTAAAAATAATGATTATGGAATAGTAATTAATAAAAAGGGTGCAAGTGTAATGTCGGGTCCGGGGCTTAATTATACAAGAGTAGGCGGGCTAACTTATGGTACTAAAGTTAAAGTATGGCGAGTTGAAGGCGAATGGCTACATATTTATTATGGCAAACAAGCCGGACACGT